CCCGAATGAGAGGTAAAAGCCTTGCCAAGTTCGGTATAGATATCAAAACGTTTGGCCGTCAATGCCGTGTTACCGTCAACCGTTTGATTATAGTTGCCGCTGACCGTCTGCGCAAGGTCTCCGGTGGTATCCTTGTCGATCTTGTTGGGCAGTGCATTGGTAATATTTTCGATGTTTGTTTTTGCGGCCTCAAGGTCCGTTTGTAGTTGCGTGTCTGCGTCCTCACGGGCCTGCTGCTCGGTGTTCAGGGCTGCGAGCAAGTAGTGCAAAATCTCGTTGGTAGAACTCGTCACGCAATTAGAACCCTGCACATACGCGTCGCCTGCGCTCATGGCGCGCGTGATACGCACCAAAGCACCATTGACCCATACCAGGTCATTAACGGCCCTTGCTGCCGTTGCGGTCGTGCTGTGGCCCTCATCGTAGGGCGTGATTGCCTTTTTAACGTTGACAAAAAGCTCGTCAAAATTGCCAATCTTGGTCCAGTACTCGGTGCGGTCCAGAGATACACCGGAGGGTACCGGCTGCACAGACAAATAGGCGTTGCCCTGGCTGTCAACTACTACGGTGTTAGCCTCGTACTGGCTCGTGATGTCCCACAAAATGGGATCTGCATACTTGATGGTGGCAAGGCTGACAAAATTTGTCAGCCTGACATTGAAATCATTGAGCGTGTCAATAATCCAGTCAAGGTTTAGGTCATGGAAATTGGTGTAAGGTGCCCCATGAATCGGGTAAATGGTGCTCATGGTTTTCATCTCCTTAATATACCAGCAGGCAAAAGTTTGCCTGAATATCTGCAACGATCTTATTCACCGCGTTTTTGGCGGCAAGGGCCAGTTCCTTGGCAATCAGGTCTTGCGGGTCTTTGCCCGCCCGGCCCTTTTCGGTCACCGTGTCTTTGTACTCGTCTTGCGCCTTGGTGGTCCCGTCATTGGTGGTTGTTTGGTCATCGGTGGTTGTGTCAGTGCCGGTGCTGGTGATCTTGTTACCGGTGCCCAGGGTGGTGGTACTTTTTTCGGCGGGCACATAGGTCCCGCTGTCAAAGCCCGTGACATCCCTGATTGTGTTGTCGCTGCCATTGTTTTGGCCGATGGTAGTAAGGTCAGGGGTGCGGGTTGTTTTGCCTGCCACCACATTTTTGCTGTTGTTGGTCCCGGTGTTGGTACCCTTGTGCTCCACGGTCCTGGTGCGATCATCGGAGGCCAGCACGTCATAATCAAGGCCCAGGGCGGTCGCATACCGGGTCCAGCTGGGCAGCATGGTTTGGGCAAACACCCCCAGGGCCCTTTGCATGGTGGGGCCATCGGTATAAAGTACCTCAAGTTCCAGCGTATCAAAAAGTAGCTGGTTGCATACCGCCTCTTTGGATACGCTGTCAGGTACTCGCAGGTCGTCGAATAGTGTGGGGTACCCTGCCAGTAACCCGTTAAAGCTTAGTGTTGCGTGCATTGTTGCTCACCTCCTGCGTGCCCGTGTCGGGTGGGAATCTCCAATCAACCCACAACTGTGATCTGTCAATACGGAAAAGTTTGTGGACCCGCTCACAGCTGCGCTGCAGGCTGTCCAGCCACAGCGACGCTTTTGCAGCTGTTTCGACGTTGTTGGAATTGACCTCATCTGTCAGCATGCGCTCTTTTTTGCTCGTGTTGGTGTTGGGGATACCCACCTCGGTATCGAAAAGCGCTTTGATGGTTTTAAGGGCCGTCAACAGCTCGTTGGTGATGAAATTGCCTTTGAGGTCCGCTGAAAAGTACATCCACGGGGATTGACCGGAGGCCCCGGTCTTAGACGCTTTAAGCAAAGAGGAATCGACAAAAACAGCTGGGTCCCCCTGCATGATCTGATCAAACATTTTCTTAAAAGATTCCGCGCCCGCCTTGTTACCGGCCGCAAACACATACGCCAAACGGCTGTTGATTAAATTGCTCTGGATGGTCTGGGCGGCAAGGGCCATTAGGTCCCCATAATATGCCACAATATCCACCATGCCCCTGTAATCAGGCTGCAGGTTGATGATCTCGCACTGCCTGCCAATCTGCAGATACGGGGAACCCTTGATAAAGGGATTTGCCACGATGGAGTGTGTGGGATTGTAAAAGATATTGATGCCGGTCAGTCCCATGCGATCATATACCAGGCCGTACCGGTCGGTATCAAATACTGTTACACCGCCGGACCCGAATACCAGGTATTGCAAGCGGTTACTGGGCCAGGTTTCGGGCAGTGTCCACCGGACCATAGACACGGCTTCCAAAAACAGGTATTTTCGGAAATAGTATGACAGGTTGTTGCCCTTGGTGTGCATGACAGACGGTGTTACCGGTGATACATGGGCATTGATCTGATCATAGCTATAGGGTGCACTCACAGCAGCTTGCCCCCCTTTGCCATCTTAAACAGCAGCCACACCGGCAGCTTGCCGGTGGGCCACGGGCCCGGCCCAGGACCCGGCCCCGGGGGATTGCTTGCATCCCATTCCACTTCCCAGGTCCCGACCTGGTTCGGGATTCCCAGAATCGCGGAGGGGTCCGTTCTGTTGGCGGTGCCATAGCCGCCTACCCAATATTCCCAGTGCGTGTGGATTCCGCTTGCGTTGCCGGTCTGGCCTTGCTGCCCAATAAATTGGCCGCGCGTGATGGTTTCGCCGACCTTGTGAATCTGCCGGGCAAAATGAGCAGCCAGCCAATAGCTGTTATCGCTCATTTTAATTACAATATAGTTACCCCAAGAATCGTTGCCGGTCGTGCCGCCTTGCCACTTATGGGCCGTGACGATCGTGCCGGCCATTGGTGCATATGCCTTGTGATCTTTATGCACCGTGTCAATGCCGCCATGGTAGCTGCCGTCAGAGTATGCGGGGTATGCCGCCGATACCCTAATTGGTGATACCCCTGTAATACATTGCTTATATACTGCCATTGTTTTGGCACCTCCTATTCCAGAAAAAAGCCGTTGCGCATAAAGCTTTTGACGCTGTCGATCTCTGCGGCCGTTGCCGGTAAGGCAAGGTCAGGGTCATCCACCATGATAAACCCCGGGATGGTGGACAGCTGCACCCGCTGGCACAGGGGCCTACCATGGTCCTCGTTGTTATCCTCCACGATAATTTTAAATCGGGCCACTATATATGGTGCCATGTCAAAGGCTATTGTAGACCCTGTAGCACCTTTGCTTGCGACATCCGCATTAGTTGCTTGTGCCGCATTTAAAATACCGTTTCCGACGTCCGACAAAGTCCCCCCAGATAATGCCGCTTGCAGACCTCCAAACGCTGCAGCAATGCCGGTTTGTAAAAGCCCACCACTGCCGGAGGGGATACCAAAGTTAATATTTGACAGCTGCACCGACACACCTAGTTTTGCGGTCGTCTCGTGTATCAGCTGCTTGTCATTGGTAAATATGCGCAGTACGCTGTCACCGGTGAAAAGGTCCGTCACATATTGTATAGATAATGTGGCAGCCCCCCACATTTTAGAGGCATCAAGGGGTATCACTCCATAGGGCTGCAAATAAATAGTGTAATCCGTGTAAGGGGCAACATTGCAATACTCGCCACGATTTGCCGCCTGGGGGTGCTTCGGTATAGTCACACTTACCGATTTTTTGAGGTTATTGTTATCTTCGCCCAAAATCCAGCCGGGGACATCCACAGACCACCACCCCACGTCGATCTTAGCCACAAGCGGCAAATGCGCGGTGAGTTCGGCGATGTCAAATGGAAAATAGTTGCAACTTACGATATACTGGTACGGATTGAAAAGGACCTTTGTCAAATTGTCGCTGATTTCGGTATTATCAATACTAAGGTATGATACATCGGTCAGCAATTTTGCAGATAGTTTTTTAGCGTTTCCGGGGGTCATAACTACATAGGTTATAGCTCCGATGGAGTTGGCGGCCTTAGCGATAAATCCGATAACAAAAAAGCCTCCGCTGATTGTTTCGGCAAACCCTCCCTGAAAAGCGGTTGTTACACTCTGCACTGCAGCCGTCGCCGGATAAAGGCCATCTGAAATTGTGCCGTCATACTTGGCGGACGATCTCACCACGTACTCGGTTGCGCTGCTGATCTGATCCCGGTAACTGGCCAGGGTGTCAACGGTCAAGGATGCAATCCAGCGCGCGTCTGAATATGTCCAGTTTTTAATCCAGTAATACCGGCCAAAAATAGGTATATTGCAATAATTGTACCCCGTGGGGTTGCTCTCTGTAGCAATCTTAATTTCGGGGTCGATGATGGTACACGGGGATTTTAAGTTGATCTCAAACGTCTGCCCGCCGGTGGGCAGCTTGGTGCTGTTTGAACGCTTGTTAATCTGATAAAATATTGCCTGCATGTTGCATACACCTCCTTATAAAATAACCGGCGGGAGCAAATGCCCCGCCGGTGCCGGTCAGGACTTAGAGGGGTCTGCGTCCTTGTGCATGGTGGTTTTGAGGGTGGAGGCTTTGGCTGCTTTGCTTGCGCTGGGTGCGGTCACATCGCCCTTGGTCATCAAAAACAGGACGGCGTTTTCGGTAAAATCGTCGTACCAGCTCCAGCCGTAATGATACCAGAAATTGGTATACAGGCCGCGCGCGTTCATCGGCGTGGGGACGACGCGGGACAGCTTCGGAGTGTAGCCGATTGCGTCCCAGTCAAGCAAGCATCCAAACACGTTAGTCAGCTGCACGGCTGCATTTTTGGTTGCCACGCCGGCGGTACTGGTAACAACAGGGGTTGCGGCGATCGTTTCGCGGTCGTCGATGTCCTGCCAAAACGTGACCTGTTCCGCGTCACGGTACCGGAGCATGTCATCGTGGAATACCTCCGGAATAACGCGGGCATCAATCTGGCTCTGAGTGCCGCTGTACAGATACAGGTGCTGGCGATCATACGGGGTATGCCGCATAATGTTGTAAGTCTTGCTGCCGATCGTCCAGTTCTGGTGCCAGTTGATCGTGCGTTCTTTCATCAAGCGGGAAATGTCGTTGATACGCCCGTATGCAAACTTAGCAAATCCGGGGAAATTGGCCTCTTTGTACACGTCGGCAACCGTGAGCTTGGTGCCCTGCTGGGCGTTGTACTCATCCAGCAGGTAAATAACGCTTTTGGGGCTGGTGACAGTCATGCCGGTCAGGTGGTTGGCCATCAGGTTGTTGGCCAGGTTGCGCCGGTCGGCCTCGATCTGGTTGGACAGATGGAGGACAAACGAGGACCAAAACTGTGCCAGCTCTTCGGGCCCCTTAAATGCCGCCTGCATTTGAGTGTCAGCCTGGGTGTACACGCGGCTATAGTTGGTCTGACCATAATAGTTGGTCTGCAGGACCTGGGGCTTGTGTACCTCGTACATGTCGACGCTATCGCCATCTTCCAGGGCCCAGGCTTTATCCGTCACGGGGTCAGAATCGCAAAAATTGATCTTGCGAACGTGGTTGGTCCAGTCGTCGCCGGTAACCTGCAGGCGCTTCGTCGGCGCGTCATAGGGCCGGACCGCAAAAATAGTGCGGCCCAGCACCTGGCTGATTGCCTTGGTGTAGTTGTCGGGGCCGGTCAGCAAAGTGGCCTGCGCGACAGATACAAAACTTGAGGTGTCCACGATGGGAGACGTGGGCTCCTGGCCAGTTGCCATCTTGTTGATCTCGGTCAAAATTGCGGCAATGTCCGCAAAACTCATACCAAGCGGCATCTTATTTCACCTCCTGCCCAAAAGTGGGGTCAATAATCCGGGCCGTCACCGTGCTTGCATCGGCTGCGGGCTGCTGCTGGATACCAAGGCCCAGCGCGTTGGCCTGCATGGTCTGGGTCATGGTCTGCATTGCCTGGGTGGTGGACTGCTGACCCTGCAAAATCTGCTGCAGCAGAGCTTCAAGGCCATCATACTGGCCGACGGGCTGCGGGGCGGGCTGCGGTGCGATCTGCTTGGCGGGCGGAGCCGCCAACGGCGGGACCTGCTGCGGGATAGCAGGATTCTGCACAGCTGCGGGGGCCGTCTGCGTGGGCTTGTCCATGGCCTCAATCTCGGCTTTGGTGTACCCGGCCATGGCAAGGGCCGCTTTTTCACTGATTTTCAACTTTTTTCGCCTCCATAATAACGTACATGTCATGTGCCAGGCACTTAACTACCTGGTCTTTGTCGCCTTTGGTGACAGGACCCACGGCGCAACACTGCCGCGTGCGGGCATCGTTGGCCCAGTCACTGTAGTAGCCGATACCCAAACGAGTGCACAAGTCAGCCAGCAAGTATGCACGTTCGTTCGTAATCGACTGGGCAAAAATAATATAGCATCCCATGGCGATCACCTTTTTTTAATGTCGTCCAAGGCCACACGCATTTCAGTAATAGCTGCCGTGTTTTCTTTGACGACCGTGTTGCACTGATACCACATCAGCAAAAATGCCGCGATCGGAAAACCCACGTTAGAAATAGCCTGTAAAACAGTGTTAGCATCCATTTTGTGCACCTCCGTAAAAATATGAATAGAATAAAATCCCCGGTTCTTGCGCTGGCTGACGCCTGCCCGCCCCTTCTGGGGGCTGCCTTTGGGCACCGGGGATTATCTTTATTATATTCGATTGTTGGATAAAGTCAAGTGGCGCTGCAGTATTCCCGAAAAAATATTTCATCCGAATACCGCTCAAACTCAATTTGCCGCTGCAGATATGCGGGCCAGATATACCCATAAGCGGCCCGGAATCGTTTCCGCTCATAGTCGCCGGAGCCGTACATTGGCATTTCGCCGGAGCGGTGCCGACATACATAATATATGGGCTTGCTTTTATGCTCATAGATACAGCATCGACCGATCTGCACAAGTGGGTAATATTCGCGCAAGGGACGGGATACCACCAGGCTTTTTTCCTCGGCGCTGTACTGGTTTTCAATGGCCGACCGGTAAAAGTCGGTCCCGCTCATGGACCGGTACAGGGCCGTATTTGCTTTTTCTTTGGCGATGGGGCTGTCCACCAAGTCAATCAGCAATATGCCCTTGTCTTTTAACAGCTTCACGCGCTCTTTTTTGCCGATCATCCGTTCCACGGTGTCGGTAATATCCCATTGCATATAGTAGGGGTTTGCCATGCCCACGGCATTCGACATGCACAACAGCGTGATGGGTTTTTGTCCTTGCAATTCTCGGTTACGGTTGACCGTTTCGTATATATTCGCAAGGCCCACGCCCTCACCGCGCCGGTAATAGTCGGATTCTTCTTTTTGGTATTCATCCAGGATTATAATGTCAGTATTGGGGCTCGAAAAGCCACGGGTGCGGGCCATGGTGACAACATTGCCCAGCACACCCGACATCTGCGCCGGTCGAATAGGGACCCCGGTGTCAGTATAGGCCCCGGCGTTGCCCACCTCGTACATGCCAGCAATTTTGGACATTTTGAAAGGTGCATAATGTGTTTGCAGGTCATTATTTAAGGGGGACCACGGCCACATGAGCGGCGACGAACATATCAACTCTGCCTGCTGTGGCGTGCGACGCAAGTACAAAAACTCTTCCTCTTTTTCGTGCACGTGCTTGAGGGCTCCATACGTTTTGCCGGTGCCGCGCCCGCCCCAGATAAAAATGATGGGGGCACCGGTGGATAGAATGCCGTCATCCTCTGAAAAGTTGGGCCAGCCCTCGTCTGTATAAAGCTTAATCATCAAACTACCTCCATGATCTTGTACCCCAGTATCCTGGCGTACTCGTCGGTAATGCCCAGAGTGTATGTATTATCACAAATACATAGGTTGCGGGTTATGTGGACCTTGTGGCCGTCAACTACAAAATCTGGGACCTTTGGCCGATCATTATAAATGACCTGGTTGCCAGCAGCCAGGCAAAACGTAAAGCCTGGCTTAAAGGCATCAAACCCACCCCAGAGGGCCAGTTCAAGGCCGCCTTTGCGCTTGCTAACTCCAGCTATTGTGGTTGTAATCCTGCCGCCTTTGGTGTAGGTGGTCGCGTATTTTTTCGCACCCCATGTCATAAACTCGGCGTAACTGCGTTCCTGCTCGTACACGCCCATATAGTGCACATGCCCTTTGGGGTCTGTAGCACAGGCACCATTATCTTTTGCAAGCTGTTTCACGGCCTTGTTAAATTCCGTCAAGTCAATGTCACCCATGTACTTGACGCTGTCAGTATCACAGTACACGCCATTTTTGCCTGCGGCCCATTGTGCGATCTTGAGGCGCTTGCGCGTGTGGGCCGTGGTCCAAACTCCCCATTGATACGGCAAAAACAGGTGTGGGCAGTGATCGTTATAGCTGCCCTCCGGGTCGTCGGTGCACTCACTCCACAGGTTGTAGGGGTCGTCCTCGTCAAAAAGCGTATCCAGCTGCAGGGGGTCTTGTGCTGTCATGCCGTAATAACTGTTAAGGTCGCCTTTGGATTTGACATAGTACAACTCTTGACCGGCCACGCCTTTTAAAGATGTCTTGCCGGTGTAGCTCTCTTTGACGCAATCTGTCAAGGGCTTTGGCAGCTTGCCATAGTCGGACGTGTACAAGTCCAGCACATTAAGAGCATCCCAGTCGTACTCCTTGGCGATAATCCTAAAATCAATATCGGTGATAGTAATTTCAAAATGATCGGCAGACAGCAAGCGGCCGTTGTCGTTTACATACCCCTCGCAGTGTCGCACCTTTGCAAGGGGAATGTAGGGGAATCCCCACCACTTAAACCGCTGACGTAATCCTTTGATCTGCAAGCGCATCAAGCATGCCTTGCTGTGCCGCATACATTGCATGAGACGCTGCACCGTGGCCGGTTCCTGCCGAAATGGTGTCATGGGGAAATAGCACTCGCATTGCACTGCAGGATAAGCGCTTGACATATCGACAGACCCAACGTTTTCCAGATGGAGACCGACATAATAACGATTGGCATGTGTGTCACCGCCCCGGAATGCCTCGCGCAACATCTGGTACAGTTCCCAGGACGGCAGCAGGCGCTTAACTCGGTTAATGCCCCATTTATACATTGCCTGCCGCGCCATGCGCCGAACGTATCCGGTTCGCGTCAACGGCAAAGTGTACAGATCATCTCCATCGCGCTCCATCTCAATCAGCAGGCACTCCACAATGCACCGCACGTCATTGATACAATACGCCAATTCTGTGGATGACAGCGGGGTCCAGGGATACCGGACTTTGGAGTAGTCAAGGGCCCCTGTTAATTTTGCATGAGGCGCTCCCAGCTGTTTGCCCCATGCATCCAGTGACAGGTTGCTATGCCGCATACTGCACCGGTATTCTATCGCACGGTTATCGCATTTCAAAACTCGCCGGGGCTTGCTGGCAAACACTTCACCGGGGCCAAAAGTCATGACCCCGGAAAGGTACTGAAACTCATGAGCAAGGTTATGCACATACATGCAGAGATACCAGGTACCTTGTGGCCCACTATTGGCCCGCAAGTAGTCGCTGATCGTGTCGGTAAAATGTAGCCATTCGTCCCACGTCCTGCCGATGATCGTAACATCCAAACCAAGCTGACACTGCCAGATATACATGATAGTATGGGGGTTACCGTCAACGTCAGTACAAACTCGGCTGGTTTCAATGTCAAACGCACACGGCATATTAACGTACAGCCGCTTTTTGTTCGTTTTGCGCTTTTTGCCCTTGGTGTGCTTGCAATCCAAGTGCTCCATGAGCCACGGCACGGGGTTGTAATTACAAGCCTCCACCAAAACCTCCGCGCAAGTCGGCGGAGCTGCTGCCGTCGCTATAGTCCCAGTCTTTGCCATAACTGACCTCACCTTGCTGCCATTTGACAAAATCGTCAATGCTGACATTATAACCGCCTTTTTCGCGCCAGTACATGACGGGCTGATCTGACGGATAATAGTACACACCGGAGGCCTTGACGATCTCCCACCATTCGGACAGGGCCGTGTACTGATCTTCGGGGACCTCCGACACGTCAATGCCGCCGACTTTCATTTTTTCGGTAAATTCCTCACGGGCACCGCCCACCGTGGACCCTTTGGAGCGGACAAAACGCGCGACATCGGCAAGGGCTTGCTCCAGCGCTTTCCGATCTCCGCGCATTGCCTTGATGGTCGGGAACCCTCCGGCAAATTCTTTGTAAATATCGCTCGTGCTGCTGATTGGGTCCTTTGACAGTCGCTTGATACGTTTTTGCGCAATGTCGCGCAATCGCGTGTATTCTTTGCGCATTTCACTGTCAGGCCAGGATTCCAGGGCATACGGGGTATATAATTCGGGGCCATATTTAAGGGTCGCCCTTGCTTTAGCTGCGCCTGCTGCCATGCTTCTTACGTTCCTTTCTGTCCAAAATCATCAAGTACCAATCAAGAGGATCTGTTTCGATGCCCAGGTACCGAAACAGGACCCGGGCCCAGTCGGAGCAAAAAAACTTTGCGTCCTTTTCGATCACCCCGCTGTATACAATGGCCATTACAAGGCACTCAATGGGGTCATCACTCGCTAGCAGTACAGATTTGTTATCGCGTTTCATGGTGATCTCCTATAACAATAATGGCCGCAGCACAAGTGCTGCGGCCACCGGTCAGAATTAAACCAGGTTCAGGGACAGGACCTGACCTTTCTTGGTGCTAATCAGCACGGGCTTGATCTTCACGGGTTCGGTCCAGGTGTCGGGGGTGCCCAGCAGCGTAAACATGCGTTTGAGCGACTGGTAAACACCGACGGACACACACGCGTACGACTGGCCATCCTCCGTGATGAGGACGATACGCGGGGCGATCACCTTGTCCTCCGGTGCATCCTCCTTGCTGACCTCCACGCATTCCACAGACACATGCACCAAGGACAGTACCTCGTTGACGTGCTCTTTCAGCTTGTTCGCGGGGTTGCTTGTCGCGTTATAAAACGCGACTGCTGCAGAGCGGTCAGCAAGGTTCATATCGGTGTACCCAAGACCGGTATTCATCACATCAGCCACCGTCATAGCGGTACCAGTGTTTTCGGATTTGGTCATTGCTTCAGACATAATACAAAACTCCTTTCATTTGGCCCTGTCATCATCAGTGCCGGGCGGGCGGTCCCGGTAGACGGCCCGGAGGGCCGTTTCGACTTATTCGTGACGGTATTGGCGGTACCAGGATGCAACCACGTCACGGACCTTGACAGCACCCTGATACCGGATATTTGCGGTAAGGTTGGTACCCTCAGAGCCCTCCAAAAGGCTCACTTGTTCGTCGCAGTGGGTAAGGGCCCGCCGGAATCCGGCCAGCCAGGCACTTTTGAGGGCATCGCGGGGATCCTCATATTCACAGCACGTCACCCGGCCATCCGGGTGGATCTCAACGATGAACTTGCGCATTTCCATTTAATGTACCTTCTTTCTGAGTGCCCTTAGTCTTTACCGACAAGTCCAAGTTCAAGAGCTATGCCGCGGACCCCGTATAGCATAGCCCTGTACAGGTCCGCGTAATCATTGTAAAAGTCTTTCCCGGTTTGACGATAAAGACCCATATAATAATCTACCGTCAATTGCAACTTATCAAGTCGCTTAAAAATGATATTTTGCTCTTCGCGTGTCATGTTACATCTCCTTAAAGTTCCATT